GATGGGCCGCCGGTCCAAACACTTTTGTGGCCGGTCCGAGGTCCTCACAGTCCCGGTTGATAATCACCTTTGGATGACTAAACTCTGGAACTTGGCCGTCCCAATCCGGGAAGCGATTGTACTTTTTGGGGATGTTGATCCAGATTTCATGGCAGCCCTGCATCACATTCTCGGCGGCGATTTTGAACGCCTGATCGAACCGTGGAGGAATTGTAGTCAAACTGAGAACAACCTTCATATAGGAATAAAGACGAGAGTCCTTATTTATAAAATGATCCGTACCGAGAATGGAGTTTACGACATTGATACAGACGATTGTTACATCCGGAATCACATGGCATCCGGACGAGTATTTGAGCATCACATCATCAACGGAATGCTAAAGAATTTTGCCAAGAAATCAAAGTACATCGTAGATGTCGGTGCGAATATTGGTTGTCATACGGTCAGCTATGCTCTATTCAATCCGACGTGTAAGATTTGGGCTTTCGAGCCCCAAGATAAGTTGTTCAATATTCTGAAGAAGAATGTCGACCAGAATGGTATTGCTGATCGGGTCGAGCTGTACAAGTCTGGTCTTGGACATCGCGAGATGGAGTCCGAGTTGGCCAGTCTGGATACGGTCGAGGACAAGAATTGCCAGGGGTGGAACAAGGGTGGTCTCGGAATTGGTGAGGGTGGCGAAAAGATGACTGTTCTGACTCTGGACTCGTTCGATCTTCCGGGCTTGGACTATATCAAGATTGATGTCGAGGGCGCGGAGGGTCTTGTGATCATGGGCGCCGCAGAGACGATCAAAAAGTATCGGCCGATCATCTGCTTCGAGCACAATTACCAGCGGATCGACCCGGAGCATGTCGGCCTCAAGAGCGTCCCGACACCATTCGAGGAGCTCGTGAAGCTTGGCTACAAAAACTTCATGTATCTTGATTGGGAGAACTATATCGCGTATCCATAGTTAAAAGTTTCACAACCTTATAAATAAATGTGCGGAATCTACGCCGTACTTGGTAACAAACGCCCCGTTGTTCCAGAGAAGTCGTCTCTGGAGCACCGCGGACCGGATGACTATAACATGGTTGAGTTTGGTGATTGTCTGATGGAATTTTGGCGTTTGACAATCAACGGTGAAAAGTCTGTGTCTGGTGATCAGCCGATGTATCACAACGGTGATATGATGGTTTGCAACGGTGAGATTTACAACTATATGGATATTGGTGGTCGGTACGGCGAGTCAGATTGTGAGGTGATTATGCCTCTGATCAAGGAGCATGGGATGACTCATGCTCTCGATATGATGAATGGAGATTTCGCCTTTGTTATTTCTGATGGAGTGACTATATGGGCCGCTCGCGATCGTGTCGGTGTCCGTCCACTCTTTTACACAAAGTACGATGGTGGCATTGCATCGGAGGCCAAGGCGCTCCGGCACTTTGAATCTCTGATTGAGATTTTCCCACCTGGCCACTTTTATGATTCTGATCTGGATCGTTTCTTCTGTTATGCACCGATGTACTACAAAGGTGCCAAGCCGGTCATTAGGCGCTCTTGGGTGGTCGAATCGATCCGTGAGAAACTGATCGAGGCGGTCAAGATTCGGATGGAGACGACCGAGTTTCCGGTTGGGTTCTTTCTGAGCGGTGGACTCGACTCGAGCATCATCACGGCCATTGCCGCCTCTCTGTCGGACAAGCCCATTCGGACTTTTTCGATTGGTCTCGAGGGTTCGGATTCACCAGATTTGAAGGCGGCTCGGCAGGTGGCCAAGTACCTGCAGAGTGATCACACCGAGGTGACATTTAAGGTCCAGGATGGGCTCGATGTTCTGAAGGATGTGATTTGGCATCTGGAGAGCTACGACACGACGACTATCCGCGCATCGGTCCCGATGTATATTCTGAGCAAGTACATTTCTGATAATACCGATATTAAGGTTGTTTTGTCGGGTGAGGGTTCGGACGAGCTTTTTGGTGGGTATTTGTATTTTCACGATGCGCCCGATGCAAAGAAGTTTGCGACCGAGACGAATCGCCTTCTGCTTGAGGTCCACCAGTTTGATGTTCTGAGGGCGGATCGGTGCACGGCCGCCCACGGCCTCGAGCTTCGTGTCCCGTTCTTCGATCCGGATTTCATCGAGTTTGTGATGGATGGTTTCGACCCCGTGAAGAAAATCAGCCATCTCGAGAAGCAGATTCTGCGCGACGCATTTGTGGAATATCTACCCGAGTCGATCATTAATCGCCAGAAGAATGGGATGAGTGATGCGGTCGGCTACAATTGGGTCGACGGAATCAAGAGTTATTGTGCAGGTAAAATCCTTGGGCCGCGGACCGAGACTGGGTTGTATTGGAAGATTTTCAAGGATCACTTTGGAGATGACAACTGGCACTGGACTCCGTACATGTGGATGCCAAAGTGGTCAGATGCCGACGACCCATCGGCACGCCACTTGAGCGTGTTTCAGGATAAGATGGTCGGTGAGTCGCAAGAGAAGTTTAATTGGCGGCCTATTCTCGGGGCATTGATGATGTCGGTCTGGATGGCGAATCTTTACAGAGTTCTGATTAAAATTGGTGATTTCTGAACAGGCGGGCCCTAGATGACCGGAGATGAGTCAATAAAAATGAAAGGAATCATGTTCCCTGAGGGTGCCTTCTTGGAGCGTATGTGGTCATGGCGCCCCAAGGCGCCCGTCCCTGAGAAAAAGCCGGTCAAGCCCAAAAAGGTGGCGCTGGTCAAGCCTCACATCGATCTGACTGGAATTTTCGACGGGATCAATGTGACTTGTACGGTTGTCAACGATGAGGTGAAGCTCAAGATTAATACGTCCGACACATGGCTGAAGGTGAAGAAAAACTACTACGACAAGGGTCACCGGCCACCGATCGGTATGGTCAGCGCGGCTATGCGCTCATGGGGGTGCAGCAAGGAGGTGATCGACTGGACAATTAAACGGCACATGGAGACTAAGCACGATCCTTCTTGGGAGGATGACTTCAATAGGTTTTACTCTTCGGAGAAGAAAAGCGCCGCGAAGAAGAAGGCACTTAAGGCTGTAGTGAAAAGATAGTGTAATGAATCCACGTTGGGCCGATATGGATGACGAAGAACCCCCCGCATATGTCCCCCCGAGCCGGCAGCCTAAAAAGGGTGAACCTTCAGCACCCGAGCCCAAACCAAACGCGTCTCCGCCACCCAAACCAAACCCACGTCTCAAGCAAGATGAGTGACCAGCTCCGCGAGTATGCCCGGAATAAGTTCAAGGAGATTATTCCGGACAGTTCAACAACTCGCTACGGTCGTAATATGGAAAAATCAATCTACAATTCTATTGGGCGCAATACCGGCCTCGATATCAATAAGCCGGCATTTCGCACAATGTACAAGTGTATAGTTATGGGAATACTGGCTTCGAATAAGCGGACAAAGGGTGATCTCGTGAACAGAATTCTGAAGGGTGATCTCAAGTCGGCCAAGATTGCCGAATACCCACCGGATGTTCTGGAGCCGAATGGTCTTTATTCAAAGACTCGCCATATTCTAAGGACGAAGGAGTTGCAGAAGGAGGAGGCGTCCAAGATGAGCGAAGACTACGAGGGGATATTCAAGTGCGGCAAGTGCAAATCGAAGAAGACCACGTACTACCAGCTGCAGACCCGCAGCGCAGACGAGCCGATGACAACCTACGTCACCTGCATGGAGTGCTCGAACCGCTGGAAGTGTTAAAGATTTTGAGTTCGTTTAATATAATGCAACAGTATGCACGGATTTTCGTCATCGTCAGCACAATTTGTCTTACTAGGTATATCTCGGATCGCATGCATCACGCTAACTGCTCTAACAGTTTTCTCAATTCTATTGTTTCGTCAGGGTCACAAACGTGCAGAGGATTTCGACACGTGTCAGAGGTTATGACTGATCTATTAGCTGGACATTCTTTGAAGATTTTTATGATTTGTTACGGATATTTAGGAATGTAATTACTCCGTATACGTGTTCCTGTAAATTTTCAATTGATCGGCCATTCCAGATTGACAAGTCTGTTTTGATCTGATCTATTCCATTTTCGTTTGGTAGACAAGAGCAGTTTGGTCTCTCAATTTTTATAATTATACCCCCGGCTTCCCGAATTCGGTCAACCTCATTCTGGAATCTGACATCAGGTATGATAATGTCACCCTTGTGCTTTCGGAGAAGCATATTAATGAAAAAGTCCTGGCCACTCTCTGACTTTACACGCTCACCGAGCTCGATCATAGCGTCGCGTGGGGATTTGTTGATGATCGGATCGGTCACATCCTTGAGAAATCCTTCAATGTGTTTATCGGACCATCCATACAAAGACCGAAGTGAATCCTTGATTGGCTGGGCAATTCGGCATATTTCGTATGTTGAATATAATTCATTGATGCAGTTTGCAACAGTATCCTTACCGGATCGCGCCCGACCAAGTAGTCCGATGATCATCTTACTGTACACGTGTTTCAAGTTTTTAAGTCATGTAGGGTGTTGGCCATAAGGGTAAGCTCCCAGATGGAGCTGCACGTAAGAAACTTGGTCTGCTCTGCCTGGTCCGCAAAGTGGAGACAGGTCCAGTTGGGCCAGAGAGACGGAGTTAGGAGATTCTGGATTGAATCATCCACAAAGATGTAATCCTTCTTTTTTCCAAACTTTGTGTACGCACCAGCTTCAGGCTTTAGGAATATATCATCCTCTGTGATCCGAACGCGACTATCTATCGCAAGACCTATTGGCCGCGTCCAACACTCGGGTGCGTTCGAGAATAGAGTCACTTTCCAGCCATCGTACTGGATCAGCTTGTGGATACCCTGGGCATCGTCCTGAAATTGTCTACCTTCCAGATACTCGGCCAGATGAGTCATCAGACTCTTGTTATAAACCTTTTCGTTGAAATCAGACGTGTCTAGCCCAAAAGTCCTAGCAAGCCCTCGGCCGGTATGTCCGTACTTTTTGTACAGAATGTCCCGGACCATGTCCGGATTCTTCGCATCAGGCAACTTTGCCCGGATATATTGTG